TTATTTTATCTTCTTAAAACTTCCTGCCAGCACGTATTCTCGTACGAATCCCTCAGACGGGTGTCCGAGTCGAACAAGGTAGAATTTCTTTCCGGCAGAGTCTTTGATAGTTGCTCCTTTGATCACATCCACCAAGGTGTTCTTTTTTATCTTCGGCCACAGGGTTGATTTTGTCTTGCCGGCGTCCACGAACGTTTGGGTGTCTTTGCTTATTCTGGCTGCATATGCCACTTTTTCGGTGGTTGTTGTTGTACTTCCAGAGTTGCTTTCCTGGTACCGCAGAACGCAATCCCACGGATAGTTTCGATAACTTCTTACCAGGAATTCCTTTCCGGTTTGATCTCCCGGCTGTCCGCCTGTCGCAGTACCTTTTTCGTTTATAGATGCTTCTACTTCTTTTCCATTTCCGCAGTACATTGCAACATGATGCGTCTCATTCAGCAGCACATCTCCCCTCTGGAGTCCTGAGCCAGTCGATCGGTTAACCTTACCGGTCACGTCAGCGAAGCCGCAGGAAAGGAATACCGCTTTCATGTTGCCTGTGTAAGTTGCTCCTTTTGTCTTGACTGGGGCGCCTGCTGCCTGCCATGCGCTGATCACTGCTGAACTACAGTCGTAATCTCCTTTTTCTCCCCATCTGTATATCTGATCATATCCATGAGAATTGTCTGCCGCCCATGATTCCATCTGTTTGATTGCTTTTTCTGTTTTTGTCATTGTCGTATCTTCCTTTCTTTCCGCAGTCACAGCATACTTCCGAATCATGCTGATTACCGCTTTCTGTCTGCCTTCATAGTCACCAACCTGGTTCGGTGTCGGGTCTGCAGGATCCTGACGCAGTGTTGTGTAAATCTTATCTGCGGTATATGGTTCCGGAGTTTTAGACAAGATCCTCTTCAGTGCATCAAAACCACCCTGATGTAGAATATTGATGCATTCCATCATTGCGGTGTCTGGCATGGTTCCGTAGGCTTTTTCGATAGTCGGGGTGTATGTTCGTATCTGGTCTTCCATATACTCGTCCTGGCATTTCTTCCCGAGGTCAGTGCTGATGATACTTACAATGCACTGTCCTTTCGCAGATTCCGCTGTTACGGCGTATGTATCCCAGCTCTTCATCAGCAGGTCTTTTTCCATACCTGCATTATCCATGTCTTTGAATAGCTTCGGGTTTGCTCTCTGAATCCGGTATAACAGTTCTTTTGCTTCTCCTGCGTACCACTGCCCCGCACCGATCGTAATAGCTTTTTCATTGCTACAGTTCGCTCCGACCCCGGCAAAGCAGGAATAATCCTGCTTACCATATACCTGATCTCCGGATTCCACTGCGTACAGTATTTTTCTCAACACAGTTATATTTTGCTTATCCATAAGCATTTCCTCCAAAGGGGATGATTCCTCATCCCCTGAATCATTCGTCTTTATTTGCCTGTTTTACAATCTGGTTCACATATGTAGAAAGACCAGCAATCAGGATTCCCTGTGTGATTGCTGTAAAGATTGCCATTGCAATATCCTGTCCGGTACCGCAGGTGCAGGTGGCAAACACATAGATCGCACAAATTGCAATGCTGATTCCACCAAGGATGAGAGGGATGTACTTATCCTTTACTGCCTGTGCCTGTTTTAATGCCATTCCCACGAAATACAGGGCAATTGCTACTACGATGAGTTCCGGTTTTACATAGTTGATAATCTGTTCCATAGTCATTCTCCTTTTCTTTCCAGGTCTTCTATTCTATGATTCGCAACCTTAATCTGTTCCTCATGTACACTCATTTTTTCTTCCAGAGCATAAGTTCTTTTGATAAGGTTATTGTGTTCATTTACTCTTTTGGTCAACTCTTCCAGCTTGTACTCCATAAGAGTTCGCGTCTTTTCCTGCTGTGCATTATTGCTGATCACGCATACAATTAATGTAACCGCCGCACTGATGCAGGCTGAAATGATTGTTTCCATCTCTTTTCCTTTCTGGCAATTGTGCCGGCGCAATTTGGGTAAAATAAAAAGAACCTTTCGGTTGTGCTCTGATCTTCTTCATGTGTTCTCCTATGCTGCAGTTACCTGCCAGTCAAATTCCAGATCTGGGGTTCCTGTTATAATGAAACTGCTGGTATCCTTTTTTGAAATATAGAGATCTCCTTCTCCATATTTTGTGAGAGTTATGTAATATTGGTTTTCTATTGCATTAAGTAGGATAATGCATTTGCCATCTTCATTTAAGATTCCGTGGCCGTGTTCTGGGCAATATTTTTTAACTGTATCAATATCTTCTTTCTGCAACTGTACTAATTTTACAACTGCAGGAAGGAGTTTCTTTGGATCCCAGTCTTCTGGCTGACCTAATTCATTATATCGGCATGCATCTGGGTAATATTTATCCATTGCTTCTGCATAAAAGCCTGGTACTACTCTATTATAGTCTTCGCTTTCATCACTAAGAAGTTCTTCTTTATATTTGAACAGTACAGCAGGTAAACCGTATAGTCCCTTCACATCTGTTTCCTCTAAATCTGCTATGTGATTTTTATACCTCTTAGATGAACCACTCATTGCACGTTTAATAACTCCATCAGATGTTATATACAAATTCGCAGAAGTATTAAAAGCATAGTTTTTGGTTGCCCAAGGGCTTGTTATCGTCCCAGTTGCCTCTATCGTTCCAGTTACATATAGTTCTCTTGCAACTCCCGGTTCTCCTATATTTAAATCTGCTGGTATCTGGATTCCGTTTCCAGATACTATGGAATCTATAAAATTCACACGCAGCTTACAACCATTTGTAACTTTTATCTCTTTTTCAAAAGTAACTGTTTGCTCTACCAGAATATCTGTACCTGCCTGCAAATGAAGATAGTCAAAACCATTTAGCGCAACATGTCTCAAATTGTCTGAGTAGTATGCTGACATATCCAGCAGACCGGTTTGCGTATCGCCTTTATATCCTTTAATAACTCCTTCTTTCAGTTCAGTAATTTTATAAGAGTTATTCCACGGTTGCTTTGTTGTTAAATCACCTTGAATAGAAGCTCCTGTACAGGTTAATTCTCCAGCTTCAGTCATAGAGGAATAATCACTCTGCCACATTATTTTCTTGGCCTGCAGGCGAATGCTGTCTGCTGATTGCTCTATCAGGGAACTTACTTCTGATTTGGTGACCGTTTCTATTCTCTGCCAGAAAGATGTATTCGTACCTACAGCAGGGCCTGTACATTTCCAGAGCTGATTGACGTTATTTCCATAATTGCCATGACTGCTCTCCGGATATGTTTCAGCGCTCAAAATTGTTGCTGTATATCCAGGAAGTCCATCTGCTGATCCGGTCTTTGTTCCAGCTCCCTGAGTAACAGAATCAATCTTGAATCCATAGAAAGAATCCTGACTGCCATCTGTATGCCAGTATACATAGAATTCCTGAGTTGGTACATAAACAGTCGCTCCTGCAATACTGGTTCCACCCAGCTTTGCAGCACACTTCATCGTTCCATTATCATTATAAAAAATTTTCACATAGTCATAAGTTGTACTCTCTGTCCTACAATTTTCTGAAAACTTTATGATAAGGCCTGTATCACCGTAAAAATACCTGTAGGTATTTCCAGTAGTAGTTTGGATGTAGATGTCTCCATTATGCTGCTGTTTCAACTCTTCTGATGTCCAGGAAGATGCCGGGGCATTACTGGTTGTTGGAACATCTAGTCCATAGAAATTGCCGTTTTTCTGGTCTATAGTTTCTCCTAAAGATTCCACACGAGAGGTTATTTTATTGGCAGATACCTCAATAGCAGCATTCATCGCTTCCGTGGTTGCGTAGCTCTTTAATGTATCATTTTTTACGTAGCTTTCAGAAACCGCCAGAGAAATACTGTCAGCTGATTGTTTTATTGCCGAATTCATTTCTATTGTGGTGCTGTATTTCTTTAACTTCTCATCCGTAGATTCCTGGGCAAGTTTTAAAGCCTCTTCCTGAGCTGCCTTCGCAGCATCCTGTCCTGCTTTCGTGGCTGCAGTCTCTGCATCTGAAGCATATTCTTGTGCCTGCTGCCTTAGACTTTCCTGCGCAGCTGTCAAATTTTCAGTTGTTGCATATGTCTTTGATACTGTAGTTGATAAGCCGTCTACGCTGGCTTTTATTGCTGCATTCATCGCCTCTGTCGTACTATAATTTTCTGACAGTCTTGTATTTACTGCAGTAATGTTCGCAGATAAACCATCTACTCCTCTCTTGTATTCCGCTACTTTTGCATCAAGAGCGCTGTACTGACCAGTTACTGTATCATACTTTGTTGTCAGATCCGAGAAGCTTTCTGTCAGACCAGATACATCCATCTGAACACTTGCTAACTTGCTGTACATGGTTTCTTTACTGTTCTGTAATTCAACCAGTTCACTCTCGCTGATCAGAGCTGAAATCTTTCCCTGAGTAATAGAAATACTTGTTTCGTTTGCCTGAAAACGTTTCAGGATGGCATCCTTGGCATATATGTTGATTTCCTTTTCAAATATCACACCGCCTTCCTCCTTTTCTAAAAATCCATAATAAAAGACATCCTTGATGGGATGTCCTTTAGCATGGGTTCTTGTTTGTTCAAATAGTAACACCTCGAAGCTTTACATCTCAATGACCAAAAATATCGCAGCTTTCGACTCAAAATATACAACAACAAATGAAGGACTTAGAATTTTGTATGGAATAATAGAAAATGCCGCATACATATCATTTGATGTGGTTTGGATTCGTATACAACTTAAAGCTAATACGAGTAATCTTTTTGTGCGTATAGTGTATGGTAGTAGTCAAATTGAGAACTGGGTACAAATAAAATAGTAATGCAAAATATTCAAAATACTCTGCAAGTCTAATACAAAGTCAACGGATTGAAGAAAGTACTGTCAAAGAAATTACGTTTTATAAATTTGGTAGGTTAGTATCTGTGTTTATAAACATTAGTATAAAAGCATTCCATCCATCTACAACCGATTTTGTTGATATATGCGATATTCCAGATGATTATTTACCAACGCATAATTTGATAATAAATTATGTTACTCAGGTAGGTACCCCAATGCTTTCTCAAATACATCCTTTAAAAAAGAAAGCAAGTGTTTATGGTGTTAACGAATTAAAAAACGATTGGTTAATTCGACAAGTTTTCACATACATTTCTAAAGCTTAAATAGTAAGGCGTTAATTGATACTCCGACCATATCAACTAGTGTATCCGATTATATTAAAACGCTTTCAGAAGGAAAAATTCATTATTTTCGTACAACCTCTAATATTGCTGGTAATCCTCATACAAGTGGTAGTTGTGTTTTTATAATCTATATTATTGAAAAGTCAGTAAATGGAATAGGCTTGTCCATCAATCATAGTTCAACAGCATATCATATGAGAATTTCAATGGGAAAAATATATTATATCGCTCTATCTTAAATAGTAACACCTCAAAGCTTGCCTTGAAAGAAAACGTGACCGATATACAGGCTTTGATAAGCAAAGCTTCATCTAGCACGTACATTCTGTTCCACCTCTCTGGTGCTAACTATACAGGGAATGATCTTCCTATTGATGCGACATATAAATATGGATCTGGAATTATTTTTTACCGTAATTCAAATTCATGCAAAATCGTATTATTTCCGGAACGAGCGAAGCCAGTCTGGAAAATGGCTAATTGGGAAAAATGGAAAGACTTCGTAAATAATACGGTCGATTAACGATAGATAATTCTTGGTCTTACTATAACTAATACTCAAACATTTTTATGTTTTTTAATTAATATAAGCTAAAACTCAAGAGCCTCTTCCCATTTACTCTAGTAATGCCCTTCTCCGAATTTTTCCATTTTCCATATCTTCTGGATGTAATTCTTACCACGCAAAATAGACCACCATTTCTGGCAGTCTCAAAAATTCCATATGAAATCATCTTTGATTATGAAATATATCGTCTAAATGATGCTTTTACGTTCTCTTCGCTGACCGTTACGTACATCATAGTTGTATCTGGCTTTTGGTGGCCGGCGTACATTTGAATTTCCTGTAATGGTATTCCTCTATTGCCTGCATCCGTAAGTAAAGTTCTCCGGAATTTATGTGGATGAGCATGAATCTCTGTTTTGTTTCCTAAAGTCCGAAGCATGGATTGAATCGCCTGTTTTCCAAGCCTGGTATGTGGCTGTTTATTGCTTACGAACAGGGCCGGATTATTATCTTCCCTGGTTGCAAGGTATTTTTGAAGATGATATGCGCAATCGTCGGTCAGATACACTCTTCTCTCCTTTTTGCCTTTTTCTCCGTATATAATTACTTCTTTGTTTCCCCAGTCTATGTCCTTTCTGTCTAATCTTACTGCTTCCCCTATTCTGGCTGCTGTACTGTAAAGGAATGCCATGATTGCAATGTCTCTTTGGGATTCCGCATTGCATCGCAGATGCTCCATTTCAGCCTGTGTAAAGGGCTTTTTAATCATTCTTGGTACTTTTATCTTCTTTAATCTCCGCATAGGATTTCTGGATATGTAGCCTTCATCCGAAATCCATGCGAAGAAGCTGCTTAGGTATCTTCTGATTGTATCCATATAGCTCATTGAGATTTTCCGCTGTTCCTGATACATTGCCAGATAATAGCGAATGTCATTTGTCGTAATATCCTGTAGTCTTTTATTCAGGGTTGTTACTAATCTGGTCACACAGTCTTTATAGCGTTCCAGTGTTCCTATACTGCAGTTTTCTATACGTTTGCTTGCAATAAAGGTTCGAAGAATCTTTTCCCAGTGGCTCTCGGAAGTAACCAGCTGAGTACACTCCTGCTGTACCTCTATTCCATGAAATTCAATTGCCATAACGTTTTCCAGTTTCTGAATCTCTTCGTTTGATAAAATCTCCTGCATTTTTTCCAGGATTCTATTCTGGATCTGTTCTATATTTGTCAAAATAATGCACCTCCTGCATGGTAATTCTGCCATATAAGAGATGCATTTACAATTTGTTCACACCTATATTAAATGGGAATACGAAGTTGCTTAAATGTCATTTCATCTTTACAAAACTTTCTATTGGCAGCAATAAAGTTGTCGTTTTATCGACCACCAATTTTAAGCCTGAAGGATATTTTTCATCTTTATTATGCCATTCGAATTGTATGCGATTTTCCACTCTTGATGAGTTACTATTTAATTGGTTAATCGCCTGTAAAAGTGTCAGATTTCCCTGGTCCAGGCCGAAGGTTTGGGTGGTCAGATTTTGTAATATCTGTTTTGCGAGGTTTTCCAGGGTGATGATTCCGCCTTCGTTGGTGTCAGGATCGGTGAATATGAGTTTTTTCCCGGTTGGAATGGTGGTTACTTCCGGGAGGGTGTTTACTGCTACGCTTTCTTCTGGTAATGACATATTGGCTCCTTTCCGGCAGTCATCTGACTGCCTTACGCATCTATGCTAAAGCAGATGGCTTTTCCGTTTAATATAAGTGCTCCTCTGCTCACTGTTAAGATCTGTTGTTTATAGGTTGTAAATCGTCCGACTACCACTCCGCCGAACATATAGTCTTCATTATTAACGGTTATCGTATATCCGTATCCCAGGAATGTTTCTCCGTTCTCTGTTTTTCTGGTCCAACTGTACCAGGAAGATGGATATTCCCTCGTCACTTCCCTGCCGCCTTTGTACACCACTGCGGTCAGTGTAGTGGTTCCATCACCATTATCATGGTACCGGGCATTATAAACAAGGGTATTGTTTGTCAGACCATGGAGATCAGTGGTTACTTCTGAAAGATTCGCCCTGATACCATCTATACCGGTCTGGATATCAGCTACTTTATTGTTTGTGGTCGATATTGCTTCCTTAGCTTCATCTGCAGTATCCTGGGCTTTTTTGATATCCTCGCAAAGTCCTTCTGCATCTGCGATAATGGTTACAGTCTGAACATCAAGGGTCTGAACTCCTGTTTCATCATATAGAGTGCAGCGGATTATGTTTATATCCGGTCCTGTCGGTGTGTATATTTTCAGAATCTCTGCTCCGGAAGAACCATAAACGATATTGTAGGTTTTTCCGGAATCTCTGGACTCTTCTATCTGAAAGATTCCTGCATAACTGCTTATTAATCCATTGTCATTTTTATATGCTGAAAATGTCACACTGGATGGTAAAAGTGTTTTTCCGTCTTTCTGTTTTCTCATAACAAGAGAACTGGTCTGGATATTATAAGAGATCCCTATCTTGCCATCCTTTGATTTACTGACGGAAAAACGTTTTCGGATCCATACTCCATTGTTCTTTATTAACAGGAGTTTTCCATTGATCGTAAGAACTTTTCCGCTTAGCATGAGGGCTTTGGATTCCAGACCATATTGAGCTTCGATATCTACGTAACCATCATCAGTTGTCATGTCCGTTACCTGGTAAGTACGCGTTCTGGCATTCCAGGTGCCAGCGATTCCCTCAGATGCGGTTACATTAATAGCATCAATATGATCCGATACATCTGTATCTCCCAGATATATCCGCATCGTTGTATGGCAGTTGGTGTAATCTCCCCCTGTTCCATCCGGATTGGTATGGACTACATGTGCATCATTGTCCAGTAATGCTCCGACTGCATCCAGGGTGCTGATACCAGACAATGTATCCAGCGCTTTTCTGGCTGCATCTGCCGCCGCATCTGCTGTATCGCTGGCCGCTTTTGCTGTACTTGTTGCACTGCTGGCTGTTTCCTGTACGAAAGTAATGTTCTTACTCATCTGGGAGTATGCCTGGTTCAGGCTCTGTCCGGAATCATCAAACCAGATGCGGCTACTCTTGATTACCTGTGCACTGTTATTGATTTCCTTGAACAGGCTGTTAATGTCTAATTTGGATGCTGCAATATTGGCATTGTCTGAAATCATGCTGTCTACAATTACTTCATCTGCAATCGCACCTTTCTGGACGCCGGATGCGTCAATCAAGGTTCCTTTTCCCGTTTCGTCAAACAATGCAAAAGTAAAGCTTCCAGATGCATCCCTGCCCGCCTGCAGTCTTACTATTCCATTTGCGTCTCTCCACTGTTGGGTGGCTCCCTGTATCTTTATCCCGCCGTCATCTGAAACAATCGTGAATTTATCTGTGGAAATGGTTCCGGCTAAAAGATCTGAAATGGTAACTGTCTGCATGACTGCATTCCGAATCAGTGCTGAATCAATCACTGCATTCTGGGAAGTCAGATGGATATTCTGTAAATCCCCTACCCCTGCGCTTCCGGAAAGAAGCGTCTTGATATTGGCATAATTACCATCCAGAATGTCTATCTTTGCATTGGCCGCTTTAAACTGAGTAGCCGTCAGGTCCCTGAAGTTTCCTATATCCGCGTTTAATTTCTCGATATTTGCATTTGTTGCGTTCAGATTAGTGATTGTAGCATAGGTGATCTTGGCTGTATCTACATCCAGCTTATTGATCATTGCATGGTCTATCATTACCAGCTGGGCATAGTAGCGGTCCATTTCTTTTGTCTGCGGTCCTTTATAATCTGTATTGGTCTCTTCTTCAGATAAACCAACTGCCTCAATCGTATGGGTCAGACCGCCGTCATATTCCCACTCCATTTTCATGACCGGAACTTTATAGGAATCTCCGTTCAGATCCTCTACTGTTATGATATCCCAGGGATCCAGACGCGGATCTCCCAGAAGTTTCAGATTACCCGGCATATAAGAAAACTTGCTAAGGGCAGAAAAGATATTGTTTAATGCCTCTTCTGTCATGAACGGATTGGAAAAGCTTACTGTTCTTTCTCCGCTTCCAGCTGATATGGAACTGCTGTTTCCCTCTTCGTCCTTTCCTGTATAGCAGGTCAGTTTCTCTATTCTAAACAGATATTCATTGTGTTCGAAATTGTCCCAGTAACGCCCTGTTCCAGCTTTGTAATCGCTGTCTATATAAGTATGTATCTCTATCTGTCCCTGCCGGTTACAGATGGCAAATCCGCCATACATCTGTGCCACATAGGAAAGAACCTCACGGCAGGAGTATCCCTTAGGATTTGCCATTGCTATTGCGTCCAGACCATCTGTTGCTACTGATACACGTGTGATTTCTGTAATACGTTTCAGTATTGATACTGTATCCGTATTATCCGGAAGGCTGGAGGAAAAAAGCATTTCCAGCTTCATCATACGGTCGTAAGCCGTAAATTCAATCTGGTCTTCTGTCTTTTTTGGCTTTCCTGCCGTAAAATATCCAATCGGAATGTATTCTGTCAGCCCATCCACGTCCATACCAATCTGTAGAAGGAATTCATGGTTTTCAATTGCGCCGGCGCAATCCGGGATTGTTACGGTTACATACTGCGATATGACAGATCCCAGGGAAAAATCATCTTCTCCTTCAGAACCGCCCGTAAACTTGATGCTTTTTGCATCTGTAATACTGATATCGTCATATGTGATCAGACTCTTGAATGTTCGGGAATCCTGCTGTATCAGGTTTCCAAAGGCTTCTGTTGACTGATACATACAGGCACCTCCTTTACTCTGTCATGAATTCCAGAGCTGTCAGCTCTTCTATAGTCAGTGCATCATATCTGGGATCATCACATTTTTCCAGGATATCAACCGTAACTTTCTGGATCTCCACTTCTGTTTCGATCTTCAGAAGTTCTTCGATATCTCCGGCGTATCCTTCCTGATCCGGGATTACATAGCAGTCATCATTTACCAAATACTGCCCGTTTTCATCTTTCTGTGCATATCGGCTCAGTATATCCTCTCTTTCTGCAGAATAGGCTTCGGATGCTGGTCTAACTGCAGATACGTTCTTTTTTACTGCATATCCCAGTTTTACAGGAAGTTTCTTTATTTTCATTTCCGCATAAGTATTCAGGAATGAAAGGATCTGACTATTTCTGAGTTTCATCTGTCGGTTCCTCCTCTGTTGTATTGTCTGTCTGTTCCTCTGAAATAGAGTCCTGCATTTCCCATACGGTCTCCTGGAATGCTGCTACCTGCGCGCGAATCTCTTTTTTGTTCTTATTGAAAGCATCCTTATCCTGAATGGACTGGGTAATCCTGTCGTTCCCGCCGTTTGTGGAAATCTCCGCAAAGAGACTCATTGCAATCTTGTCTTCTACCTTAATCGTTCCATTTGCTGTTAAGCTCTTATTAATTGTCAGTTCTGCTGCCATGTTTCTTTTCCTCCTATTTCTGAATCAAGTCAACGCCAGTCCCCTGGTAGGTCTTAACGCCTTTCACATAGGTGTAGACCGGATAAATTGGTGTACCAGCATAAAATTTCTTTGTTACACGCGTATTGCTTCCTGGATCTGTAAATGTAACATTAAAAAAAGCAGGTGTTATAGCAGTATCAATAACTGCAACCTGCTCTCTGGTCAATGGTGGCCAGGTACATTTCAAGGTATATTTTATCGCAAGAACATCTCCTATCATTTCCGCATTAGCGGCACGTCCCGTATTCTTGGACCATACCTTTTCTTTTGATATTGTAAGCCCATTTAATTTCGGAGTGGGCATTGTCACTCCGTTAATAATCAAGTCATCTCCTGGCCCTGAATCAAATTTTGCCAATGCCTCGCCTCCTAACTAAATACGGGTTTCCCTGTTGATCTTTGATACTGTTGTCCTTCCTGTCGTACCATCTTGAAAAGTTTCTTAGAATCTCCCTCTAAATGGACATGCACTTCCATCTTCTGTCCATTTCCATTATTGCTAAAGCTCTCTAATGCGTTTACCATACCTTCAAATACGCCAGCCCTGATACCATCTACAATCTGTCCATTATTGGCTACCGCGCTTTTGTTTCCCATACGTCCAACCAGCTCCGGACCATTCTCACGAGCCATGAACAATTCTCCTATATTCGGAAAGCCACCATTAGCATACCAGTTTACGCTAAAATTCGGAGTCTGAAACCATCCACCATTATAAAGCCTGTGAGTATTCCACGAGGATATATAGAGACTTGGTACCGGAATATGTACGGAACGGAATCCATTTGCAAATGACATTGCCGCATTATAACCAATATTGTAAAGGTTTCCAATGCTATTCTGTATCTTGGTTCCCAGTCCGGAAAACTCCTGTGCAATTCTGTTTGTTCCCTGTTCAGTGCTGGTAACCATGTTTTTAATCTCATCAGCCACTTTCTCGGCTGCCTTGATCCATGTTTTATTTGTTTCTTTTGACACATAACCCCAATAGCGTTTGATATACAAATACACAGTTTTCATTGTATCCCATGTATCTCCCTTCATATCCTTCAACGCCGTAGTAACTGATTTTGCTGAAGCTTTCCATTCTTTCTCTGAAGTTTTATTGACTTCTTCAAAAGCACCCTTGGCGTCTCCCGAAATCGATGGAAAATCTCTTTTGGATTTCCCCGTAAGATCATCCCAGACTCCTCCTACTGTTTTGGTGATTTTTTCCCAAATAGTTGAAGCTCCTGTCTTTATATCCTCCCAGGTTCCTGATACAGTATCTTTGATCGAATCAAACTTCTCGGTAGCTGTTGTCTTTAATCCGTCCCAGGCTCCACTAACTGTCGTTGAAATTCCATTCCATGCAGTAGAGGCAGCTTTTGTTATCGTATCCCAGACATCTCCTATGGTATCTCTGATTCCTTCAAATATATCAACAACACCGCCAACCAGACCTTTGATGCCTTCCTGCAGTCCCTGCATCAGGTACTGTCCCATTTCTGCCATAACAGTAGATGGTGAATGGATTCCGAATGCATTTTTAAATCCATCGATAAACGGTTGAAAAACATGTTCTTTGATCCAAGAGCCAATTCCAACTACTACATCTTTGATACCATTTAAAAAGCCTTCCCATGTGAATTTTCCAGCCTCTGTAAAATGATCGATGATATACTGCTTGGCACTATTTACCGCATCTCCGAAAAGACCTCCAATAAATGCGGCCAATCCCCCGAATGCTGCTCCTATCGCTTCAAACAGTCGACTTACAACACCATTCCAATCAATATTAATCAGGAATTCTGCAACTTTTTCACCAAGACGTTTCCAATCTGTATTTTCAACACCTTGAATAAAGAAATCCAAGATTCCCTTTGCTGCATTCGAAATAGTCTGTCCGGCTTTTGCCCAGTCTATAGTTTCTATAGACTGATTAAGAAAATCAGCAACTGCCATCCCAAACTGTTTCCAGTTAAAGGTTGTTACCGCTGCGTAAGCAAAATCAATAATTGTATTAATTCCTTGTGCAAAACTTTTTCCGACTAATCCCCAGTCTGTTGTAGATATAAAAGAATTCAATGTATTTACAATCCCTGTTGTAATCTCTGACACTGTAGTGCGTATCAGATTCCAGTCCAAGGATGACAATGCACCATTGATTCCATTTCCAGCAGCTACTCCAAGACCATTCCAGTCAAATGTTTCAGCAAAAGATTTTGCATAAAGGAATATTGCATTTATTCCATTTGCAAGAGTCGTTCCCACCAGTGTCCAGTCTGTTGTGCTGATTGCATTATTTAATGTCTCTGCGATTCCACTTCCCCAATTTCTGGCAGTGGAATAAATCAGCTCCCAGTCAATGCCATTCAAGGCGCCATTGATGCCATTTCCAATTGCAGTTCCCAAGCTTCCCCAATGAAAGTTCTCAGCAAATGTATTAGCAAATCCAAAAGCTGTATTTAGCCCCTGTGCAAGGGTGTTGCCTACCAGCCCCCAGTCAGTTGCCTCAATAAATCCATTAAGGAACGTTGCAATGCTTTTTGCAATCTTATTTACAGTATTCTGGATATCGTTCCATGGAATACTCTGTAATGCGGTGTTAAGTTTCCTTCCTACAATCGCACCGAGTTCTGTAAAATCTGCATTTTTCCAGGAATCCTTGATAAGTTTTGCCAGATCTTTATACTTTCTTTGGATGGCTGTCGTTTCAAACATGTCATCCACGCCGCCTAGTGAGGAACCTTTTTCATTTGTTGTCTTATCATCTAGCTTATTGATCTGGTCAAACCCTAATATCGTACGTTTGTATTTATCCGCTGCTTTAGATGCCTTATTGGCACTCTTAGTGTTTTTATCCAGGCTTTTTGCATAATCCTGATTTACCTTTTTTGCTGTAACCATCGTGCTTTTTCCAGTCAATGCCCCCATGAGCTGACCGAATGAATTAACCACACGTATGATCATCTGAATCAGATTATTCAGAATAGGTGCTACAACTTCAAGAATTGGTGTAAAAGCGGTTGCAAAGGAATTTTTCAGTTGAGTCAGTGATGACATCAGCATAGATAAGCTTGCATTTGTATTGGTATCGTATTTAGCAAGATTATTAAATCCATCAACCAAAGCGCTTCGTAGCTTATTTGTTAAGGTAAACAGACTCCTAATTCCTAATGTATATTTGAGAATTGTCTTAAGTCCGCCTGTTAAACCTCCTGAGGAGCTTTGTGCGCTTTTCCCGATTCCCTTAATTTTTCCTGCCAGTTTTCCAATAACTGGAATACCAGTTGAAAACTTTTGAATCAATGCACCAAATAAACCGGAAGTTCTTCTGATTACAGGCCCAACTGCTGATACGGATTTCTTAAAAAGATTTACCGCATTTGTAAGTCCTCCCCAGCCTTTTTGCACAGCACTGATAGCTCCCGAGCCAAGACTGCCAAGGACTTTTCCGGTTCCAGATAAGATTCCTTTTCCGAAATTCAGTGCTTGTTTTGGAATGGAAACCGGTCTTGCAACATCTGTGCCATTTTTCTCCATGTTTGCTTTAGATTGTTCATATCTTTTTACTGCTGCCTCAGCATTCTTTATATCGTATTCCAGAGACTTCCAGGAACGACTTTCCTGATCAACACCAAGGCTTTCCATTTTGTCTCTTTTTTCATAATATTTATCAAGTACCGCCTGCGTTTTCTCAATATTGTCTTTTACTGCTTTATAATCTGCAGTTTCTGTTTTGATCCCTGCTTTCACCTGATAACCTTTAACCATATCTTTGATTCTCTGAAAGGGATTCTTTATCTTATCTGTTTCCTGCCTGATAGCCTCTGTGCTCTTTTTAACTTCCTGCCGGCTTTTATCCAGTTCTCTTTTCAAAGGACTGCTATCTGCTTCTATCGTAACTTTCAACTTTGCAAGATCTTCTCCTATGTTCTCCACCTCCTTTCTTTAAAGCCGCCGTATTCACTGATGACGGCGGCGGTTCCACTCTGCCATATAGGCTCTCCTGTTTTCTTTGTACTCTTCCCATTTTCTGTCTTCTTCTGCTTTTTGGTAAGTTTCCTGCTCTTCTTTAAACAATTCCGGATAATACTCCCATGGACGCTTTATATCTCCTTTTCCGGATATCAGTGTGGAAAAGTTCGCAGTGAGTATCTCTGCCAGGATAAAATTATCCATTATCGTCTGCTTTTCTTTTCGTTTTCTCTGACGTTGTAAACTGTCCATACTATCTATAATCTCGTTTATAGACAATTCCCAGTATTTTTCTGCCGGAATGCCTAAATCTAAAGCATAGAAATATAGCTCAGAAAGCTGATCTGACATCAGGCGTTTTCTACTGCCTCCAAGAGTGCTGTTGCCATCTTCTCTGGCAAAAAACCCGATACCACCATGATTGGAATGATGACTTTCTGATAAAGTTCAATCTGGCTGTTTCCCTCCTCAATCCAGGTATCATACAGTTTCTTTACATCATTATAATCTACTCCATGTTCCCATGGTTCCATTGCCGCCTGGATAATGGTAAGCATTACAGAAAGCGGCGGAATATCATCAATCATATTCATGAGGTTCTGACGGTATTTATTTTCCAGTTTCTCAATCGTGCCCGCCTTTAATTTCAGACGAAATTCTCTTTCTCCGACCTTCCAGTAAGCAAATGGCTGTCTTTTCTTTTTTGATTCTTCTGGTTTTACCGCCTCAGTTTTCTCTGCGTCATCAAGCCCTCCAAGAACCTGTCCTGCATTTTCATAATCTAACATCTCTTATCTCCTCCTTACGCTGGGTCCGTATATTTAAAGTCAGACTGAACTGCCATGCTTAATTCAAATTCAATCACACCATTAACAGCTCCGCCTGTACGTTTTACAGCTACCTGTGCGGTAAACTCAGTGACTGTACCATCTTTCGTTTTTTCCTGGAAATCCAGTACTTTTTTGTCATCCGCTGCTTTTCTCATCACGCGGTAAGGACTTTCTGCTTTTGTATTATCATATTTGAATTTGTATACGATATCTGGGAGATCACCAATCCCGATCTCATACATCTTATGTGGGTCTGTAAGACAAGTATTTTCTTCCTTGTCGATATCCACACCAAGTTCCGGAATCTCCTTCAATCCCGGAAGATCTGTATAAGCTGCACTTGTTGAATCCGTATGTTCCCTGTATCCCAGGGTTGTTCCGTTTGCTAACATCTTTCATTCCTCCTTTTTTATGTCCAATAAACTTCTTCTGAATCCATCGCAATGATGCCCTCATAACGCATCTGCTTATGCTTCATCCCCGACGGGTCCAGGATATCTGCACATTCAGTTCGTTTTATCCAGTCTTCTTCATTGCCTCATCCACGGCAAGTGTTGTTGTTGACGTGCTCTTTCTGTCCCAGATATCAATCCGGTACCTGACAAAAGCTTTGTCTTCCTGTAAACCATTTTCTGAGCTGGACGCTTCATATACATTGTTCTGTTCTTCCACATACTGAATGGTCGCATCTTCCGCCCATGTACCGGGGTAAGAATCTGATACATGTTTTGAAACCGTCAGAAGTGCTTCATACACCTTATCTTTTATATTTTTCATTTTCTCTCCATATTTGCTCTTATTTCTTTCAAGATGATATCCTCATTATCTTTTAATGCCGGATACATAAACGGATATGCCGGTTGTCCAGTGCATTGATAAAATCTTCCTTTAGGAGTATCAATGTGAAACCAGTGATATTTCTCCGCGACTCTTTCATCCACCTGGCTCTCATGGATCCACCAGGGTGCCTGTGTATATGCAGGAGTAACTTCTGGAGAAATCCCTGCATGGTTTTCCTGTCCTTTGGGACCGGTTCCAAATTCTACGTATGGTGCATATTCCTTGTCCGTCCAACAGGTTCCAATGACTTTCCTATCCTGCTCCGAAACCTCTGCATAAATACTTTGCCTCAGTTCGCCCATATCCACATGGCAGTTCATGACTGCTGCCGATCTTACTATCTGGATTCCAGTAGATACCGCCTGTTTGAGATTTGGATCTGACATCGTTTTTAATTTATGCTCTAATTCTTCAATACCACTTACACTCATATTCGTTCCACCTCCAGTGTCAGGAAACGATACGGTTTAATAGCAATGATCTTATAGTCTGGTTTCTGATCTTTGACCGTATATAAGTGAATTCCGTCAAGCTCCTGGATATCTGTTCCATCTTCCAGGATAAAATGAACATTGCCTTTATCATCTGGATGACTGACATATTTCCCATTAATCCTGACATTCCGTATGTAGTTCAGGCGCTGACCATATTGCTGTGCCTGGACTTTTCCGGATGCAGGCCATGACTCTCCGGAAATAGAAGAGGCAGCACCATACTCTTCGCTGGTACTGCCTTCAGAATCTTTTTTTATGATCCTCTTTCTGTGGTAATATGTTTCATCCTGTTTCTTCGCATTCTCAAAGGTTATCCCTCCTGTTCTTGCAAGCCGGTACCGGTTCATAATGTCGTAAACCTGTTTGGGAGCTGTTTCAAATGAATAGTTTTCCCCTCCCTCGCTTCTGGAAGTTTCCCCTTCTGTTCCCATCCGATTCAGGGCAATAACAGCAAGATCCCGCACTGCTTTTTCTAACGGTGTAATAATCACACTCCGATTTGTGTAGCTTTTTACAAAGTCGGCAGCTTCTTCCAGATAAGCTTCGATCAGGTTTTCATTCGTCTCGCCTGTCAGGAGTTTTACTCTTTCAATATCTCTGGCTTCTGCCATATAATCACCCTTTCAGAATATCGATAAGGTCCTGTTTGGACAAAGAAGAAATTCCAGTAAGTCCTCTTTTCTTTGCTAACATTTTTAATTCTTCCACTGTCATTTCTTCGATATTTTTCTCTTCGAGCGGTTCCGGTATTGTTTCCTTTGGCAGGCTTTCTACCGGTTCGAATCCATCATTCAACAATTTTTCAGCTACTGCTCCATCTGCCTCCCGCTCAACATTTTTTCTGATCAGTCTCATCACTCTGCCTCCTGAATGCTCAGATAAATAGAATCCAGCTTATTATCCAGAACCCAGATATCATGGAAACGACGGTAATCCATCTGCCATGCGTTCAGTTTCTGATTGATTTCCGGGCTGAAAATACGCATGATATCCTGCTTTGTTACTGCAATCGGTGTTGTTGTCGGGCAGATAAAGAAATTCAAATTCTTGGCTGTAGCACCTTTCTCATATCCACCTTTCTCCTGTCCACCAGTCTTTCCATCATTAATTTTAATTGTAGTATACATACGGTTAGATGGTGTAGAAACCAGCGGTACACCGTCTACAGACGGTACCTGTGTCTGAATGCCGCCTTTAGAAAAGGTTACTGCTGTAATCTTTCCTGCAAGCTCTAATTCCAACTCCATGATAAAATCTGGTGTTGCCTGGCATACAAGCGGACCGTTATAGTTTTCTCTAATCGCCTTGATGCCTTCTTTCACTTTACGCAGGGCAGAGGTTCCCGTTGTTCCCGGGACATAAGAATATCCGATCATTCCTGCTTTATTTGCTGTAATTGTTTCTGTTGCGATCTTAGAAATACGATATGCATCAATTTCCGGAATAACCTGTGTTCTCTGAAATTCTCCCATAACTGCTGAAGCTGTCGGGATAAAATTAGCTTCGTTAATGTCCATAGGGTCAAGCTGGAACAGGCGTCCGCGGTCCTGAGTCATTTTTCTGGTTTCGTATTCCAGAGTAACAGATCCTCTCTGATATCCGTTATCTCGATCATAATCTCCCATTCCCTGTACATTCATTTTCGGGATTTTAACCTCTGATCCACCGTTATAGAGTACCTGTCCGGCATTGGCATCCATCCAGCCGGTGGTTGCTTCCTGTACCGCAATCTTATCAAGAGTAGTCTGGAATAATGTTGCTGTTGCTAATGTATTAATTGCCATATGTGTTCACTCTCCTTTAATATTTGCCCATCATAGCATTGTAGACCTGCTGCTCAAGAGCTTTCTGTGTATCTGTTTCCGGGGCTTTCTTTTGCGGCTTTCCACCTTTTAACTTTTCTTCCACTGCTGCCTCTACAGCTTTCTGAAAAGCGTTTTTGACTTTTTCCATAGATTTCATACAGGAATCTGCATCCGTATAATCCAGGACTTCTGCAAGTTCTACCGGAAGATTATCACTAGCTAATGTATTTTTAGCCTCAGCCATCAGTTCTTTTCTGGTAACAGCCGCCTCTCTGTCTGTCAGATTTTTTTCTCTTTTCTGCTGCAAGTATTTTGTTTTTTCTTCCTCAGTCATCTTTGCAAGCTTTTCTGCTTCAGAAAGTTTATCATCTGTCATTGCCTGCCATTTTTTCTGCTCATTGGTAACGGCAGTGTTGATAGCTTTCTGCAGTCTGCGGTCAAATTCCGCCTGATTATCACCTGTTTTCAGAAAATCATCAAAAGATGGAGGGGTGTCTTCCCCATTAGCACCTGAATTGTCATCTCCTTCAGAGCCACCGCCATTTCCGCCATCTGCGGTTCCAGCGCCATCTCCTTCTGCAAATAACTGCAGGTTCATGGGTACTCTGCACATTGCTTTTACTAATCTGTTTCTCATGTTCTGTCCTTTCTGCCCAGCCTATTCGTTTTCACGCCCGGGCCATTCAGTTTTTGGAGTGACTCGCTTCTTTAACGTCTGGCGGAAAAAGACACAAAAATAAGACGCTTCACCCCGCGTCCCAGAGGGAGATATTCGGATCACCTATTCCTTTCCTTTGTCTGTGAGCTTTTCAGATTCTTTTGTGATCTCTGCAACGCCTTCATGAATCAGGTGCTCTGCCCTGGCTTTTTCTACTTCCAGAACAGTTCCTGCTTCAATAATTTTGTTCAATCGAACATCACTGTAACGTTTAATGCATTTTACTTTCACTTCCTTCACCTCCTCTCAGTTGCGCCGGCGCAAATTTAAAAATGGCATAAAAATACCACCTGCCATTTCTGACTGGTGGTTATCCTATAACTTTTTCTATATCATCTATTGTTTTATCGTACAATGTTTCCCAATCTTCTGGTGAGCTGCCTACGTCTATGATCAGGGATCCATTGGGAAACACTTCCATAATGCTTCCTTTTCTTCCATCTTTCAGAATTACTGTATCGAATTCTTTTACTTCCATCTACTTCACCTCTTTAATATAGGCACTTGCCATCATTACGCTATTTTCATCAGCAGACCACCCGACAATAACATTTGCCGGCTTTTCCTTCAGACCATTTAATATGATTTTCTGTTCATACATATGCTTTCCGTACCCGTTTACTCCTTTGCTGGTGACTGGATACTTTGGAGTCTTTTCTATAATCTACCTGTTTACTTGTTCCAATTCTCAGCATCATATCCAAGTCTATCAGAAAAAGCCTTTCCCTTTGCCAGTCCTTCCGGATGCGTGCCTCCAAACAAATACTTTTCAAATTTTGCATCTGTAGCCATTGCTTTCTCTGCATTTGGCAGTTTCAATTCCGGATGCTGTAGCAAATCATTTCTTCTCTGATAATCAAGCTTCATAAATCTCCATTTCTCAGGTTCATTATACTTCATTTCCTGGAAATCCGCAAAGCTTTTCGGCACGTCCTTTCCAAGAAGCTCTTTATATCTATCGTATTGTTCTCTGTCAGAATGTTTATTCTTGACGGATTTTTCTTCTGCCTCCGCCTTTGCATCACCTTTCACATATTTTTCATACCACTTTTCATATGTCATAGTTGCTGGAACTGTCTCTATGTGCCCTGTTTTCGGGTTATAGGCGCTTCGTTTCATATTCTTTAGGATATCTTCATTTATGACGCTAACGGTTGTAGAACGGCACCACGGATGCATGGGCGGATAGTTTTTCCCAACCTTGCGGTCTTTTAAGAAAAATATCTTTCCATCCAGACTCCGACAAATCTCGCTTGTCCTGAGGTCAAGGGTTGCAAGGTAACGGTATTTTTCTATTCCGCATTCCTCATAAGATCTTGCTGTCAGCTCTCCGGATAAAAAACAGCTCTCTGTTCGTACCAGTCGCCTGGCCTGCATGGCTCCTGCTCCACAACGGTTCATGATCACTTCCGAAGTTTCGCGGTCTGTTCTGCCAGTCAATAAGCTTACAAGTAATTCCTGCTTTAATGTTTTGGAAAGGTCCTGTGTGTTCTTCCAGATACGCTGGGAATAATGTCTTCCCGACCAATTCATATAAAGTACTTGTTCCACCTGTTTTTTACTGATATTAGAAAAGCTGAATCTAAGTCCTGTCTGCTTCTGGACATTGTAGATAGAGCGATAATAAACATCTTCGCAGAGATTTCGAAAGAAGCTGGTATCAAATAGCTGTTCCTGCTGGTATGTTTCCTGCATAATTGTATCTACCTGCTGTAAAAGGTCCTTCAGTCGTTCCATTCTGGCTCTGTATGCCGGGGCTTCCAGTTCCTGAAGAAGCTGCTGCTTTGTTTTATCTGAATCCTTATTTTTCAAAGCATTCATTAATTCTTCTAAAGATGTCTGGTCCTGTAAAGTGTTCAGAAGATTCCACGCTTGTGTTTCTGACAGTCCATACTTAGTCATATATTTTTCAAAAATGTCTTTCGCCTTATTGGTTAGCAGCATGGAAACATTTCTATACACCTTTACTATCAGATCCGCTGTTTCTTCCGCATCTTCCATTCGATGGTACATATCCCAGGCAGCTCTGTTTTTCCAATAGGAATCATTCTTCATCTACATTATCCTTTTTCTTATCAGATGTTTTCTCTTCTTCCTCTTTTTCAGTCTGATCTGGAGGGGTGTTTCCCTGCATTCCAAACATCTCCTGCTGCCGTTTCAGATTCTCTTCTGTTTCCTCATCCAGGGCTTTCAGTTCATCATCTACATTGTCCACAAATGGCACCTGTGATAGTAGTGTCTTCCTGCTTACTTTTCCCCAGAGATTTGACACAATCTGTGAGATTTCAAGAAGATTCTTTGGCAGGGCTCTGGTAAATGTCATTGTGATTCCTGTTGGATCCACGCTCTTTCCATACAGTGAAAGGAAATTGCAGAATATCCGGATACGTTTTCTTAAACCTTTTCTGTAGTATCTCGTTTTAATCTTTGTGATATTTTCCATGCCCAACAGTTTAAACTCCATGGCTACGCCTGAGACATTTCCGCCGAAGCTTTCATCTGTCATACAGGGAATATGGGAAAACTTATGAATATCCTGTTCTATCGCTTTTTTCAGGATCTCCACACCAGATTCATCAAACGTTCTGGTCAGATACTCTGCTTTCGCTCCATCTGGTACTTCCAGGACTTTTCTCTTTTTCAGCTGTTTCATTGCTGCGGTTAATCCATCTTTCTTTTCCCCATTCCCATCTTCAACTTCCTCATCTGCAAGCAGCGTTCCATAAATAGCTAAAATCGCATCTATAAACTGTTCTTTATCTGTAACTCGGTCGCTCATCAGAACGTTGTAGGCATCAATCAGTGGAATCTGAAGTTCAAAATCGCCAATAGCTAATTTATTATTAAGGTATTCAATAATAGGGATTTCTCCCAGATAATGTGGTATTGCTGGTTCTGTTGTTGCCTGATATGTACTGTTATTTTCAATATCCAGTTCATATTTATAGTTTGGGGTCACTACCGTTGCCATATAATGGTCTGTTGAAACTCCAGAATCATCCTTCCGGATATAATAATAGACAGCAAAGAGTTCATTTTCCTCGATGCTGTCATCTTTTACCATAAATGTATTTTCTGCTGAAATATTTTTCATGCATAGATAGTTTTCATTTTCTTTTACATAAATATATTCATAGGCAAGACCGTAAATGGAAAGTTCCAAGCCATTATCTCCATCTACTTCATCTGCTCCGGCCAGTTCCAGGGCGTCTGTCAGATCTGTAATATCATTTTCTGATTTATAAGATATCGGATTGCCAATGAAATAACTACTGGCCGTATCTGAGATGTCCCTGGCGTGATTACAGACCAGCTTATTTTCTCGTCCTGAATCATTTAGGATCTCATGCTGTCCTTCATAGTAAGCCATATTCTTTTTTAATCTGCTTACCATGCTGATATGTTTACTGATCAGCTGCCGGATCATCTGCTTACCTGGATTCAGTTCATCGAATCTTTCTCTTGGAATTGTAAATGTATACATGCTTCTCACATCCTTACTTCTTTTAATTTGGCAAGTCTATTACCGATTATGGTGCTACAGAAATAGCGTGTGCTGTCCATGGCGTGATCATGCTGCTTTATTGGTTTATCTTCGCCTCGTTCCAAGGCTTTCTCATCCCAGATATAGGATGCAAACTCCTTGATGGTTTCCTTGCATGAAGAAGCAAAGACAAGTTGTTCCATATTCAGAAGCATTCCTACCAGACGGATTCCATCCAGTACATCATTGTTTGCCTTTATGACCTTGTAACCACGTTTTCTAAGCTCTGCAATAAAAGAAGCAGCGGATGGATCCACGATAACTGCCTTGATCTTCGTTTCATCCAGCCACTCCTTCAGGTCGTCTGCATATTCTGAATCTGTTTTCTGTTTGCCTTTATCTCTTCCGGAATAGTAATACTCCCTGATGCAATACCATTTCCCATTGACCCCTTTATTCCAAAGCAGGAAAACAGTAGCATTCTGGGTACCGTAGTCGCAGGATACATATCTGCTACCATTGATTAACAGTTGAAAAAAATCGCGAATATTCTGAACATGTTTCTCTTCGTCAAACATATCATAGATGATGCCTTCTGCTGCCGCCCACAAACCAAGAATGTAGCGTTTAAAGAAAACGCCGATATACATGCTGCGGTATCTGGTTTTGATTTCTTCACTCAGAGACAGATTATCGTCCATTGTGAAATGAAGATATAACAGTTTCTTTTCCGTTGCTTTATCAATCCAGTTGGTTTTAAACCAATGATACGGACCGTCTGGGTTACAGTTGAACCAGAACTTTGAGCCGGTTACAGAGCATCGTCCTGTAGCCTGATTCACAAATGATTCTGGCATCAGTGCAACTTCGTCGAAGAATACTCCGGCCAGTGTAATACCCTGAATCAAGTCCTGTGAGCGTTCATCTTTTCCGCCAAATATGTAAAAGTAATTCTCTTTTCCTTTTCTTCTGACCACTACAAGATTGTCTGCTCTGTGATCTGTGATCGAATATCCTCTTGACCGTAGCATAAGTTTCAGCCAGAACAGGACATTTCTTCGAAAGGATCCTATTGTCTTTCCACACATGGCAAAATTCTGTCCCTCAAACGAATTCATTGCCCAGAGAACAAAGGACAGCGACATGCTGATTGTCTTTCCTGATCGGATAGCTCCATCAGCAATGATGCCACTGTGATTTTTTACTGGACAATTCTCTGTCCACCAATTTAAAGTCATTCTTTGCTTTTTCGAAAAGACCGAAACTTAAATACCTGTTTCTTCATCTTTCCAGTCCTCCGCAGCAGTTCCTTTCAGTGCTTCCAAAAAACCATCATCTTCAAACTCATCATTATCGCCTGTCTGCGCTTTCAGTTTTGTAACCTCTGTCTGTGCTCTGATCTGCTCAATTCTGACTTTCTGTTCCTCAGTTGCCATATTCATGTGGTCAGATAGCCATTGTAGTGCCTTCATGCGGTCAGATAATTTAATGCTGGCTCCGTCTCTGCCTTGTTTTACTTCTGCCAGGATGGTTCCGTCCACTTCGGAAGAATCTTTGAACCGGACTGTATTTACAATCTTTGTGAGTGGTTTCTCTTCTCCGGTTTCAGGATCCTTTATCTTCACAGGTCCATACATTGCCATAACCGGTACCTCTTCCGTACCGAATGTCATGTAGTCAGTAATATCTGCGAAGGCTATATCCATGTACTTCTGGAAGATGTCCGACTCTGAAAGAAATTCTCGGTTCAGGCGTTCCTGCTTCAGTCTGAGAATTTCTCCTTTTACTCTAACATTTCCTAACATCCTCGGACCGCTTGCTGCTGCCGTAAGGTAATCTGTTTTATATGCTTTCTGATATGCTTTTGTAGCATTGAAACTGCGAATGTAATAAACGCAAAAAAGCCGCTGTTTATCAGTTAATTCAGGATTTTCTATCACCTGCTCAACTTCGCTCTCAGCCGCTTTCTTTTTCTTCGTCTTTTTCTTTTCCGAACGTTCGCTTTTTTTATCCGAACGTTCGCTATCCCATTTATGGGTGCATTTCCATCTTCTAACGGTACCTTCAGGCAGATTTAGTTGACTTGCAATCTCAACTAATTTCATTCCCTGTCGATATAACTGTCTGGCTTCTTCTATTCTTTTATCTGGTGCTCTGGCCAA